TGGCGACAAACGGATGCGGAGGGCTGGTGGATTGTGAGGGTGAAATAGAAAACCAAAGGAGGTCGGGAAATGCCAGCAAATGAAAGGAGAAGAATGCGTGGGGTTTCTGAACCTGAAAGGCTCTCGTCTTTGGAAGAAGCCCAAGACCATTGGGAATGGATCACTGCGCGAGACTGCACACATCAGATTGATTTTAGGGTGCATGAACTCTCTGGAGAAGACGGAGTGCAGATGGGAGGGAACAAATGAACTGTTGCAAAACGTGCAAGTACTGGAAACGCAGAAACAACAATGCTGTATTTGCAAAATGTGAATTGGCAGAGGGCATTCCGGCTAAAGGTGAAGGGTATGATAGAGTTTCGTATTTTCCGGGTTATCCATTTGCTGGATTTGTGCTTTTCGGCAAAGATTTTGGATGTATTCATCATATCCCAAAAGTGGCACGTAAGGCTACCCAAAAGGGGAATTAACTGAAGGGGATGAAATATGCCGATTAAATTTGATGATAATGTAAAAGTAATAAGCGGTTCAAAGTCTGATTTGATCCGGGAATTTCTGAATAAAATTCCTGAAGATATTGCCTATACTTACATTGAACTTGCAGAACAATTCCGCGTTGATCCTCATACCATTGCAGATGTAGCAAAACATTCCAATGCCACCATACGAATATTAACGGGGTCCGGGAAAACTTTGACGGTTGTTGTAAACCCTGCCACCGCAAAGAAGAGGAAACAAAATGATAAATCTAAATGAGGTTGGACCGGAACTGACAAAAGAACAGAAGGACATGGCGAAACTTGAGGAGATGATCCGCGCCGGCCAGGGGCAGACGAGAGAGTTAAAAAAACTTTTAAAATACTATCAAGACCTTGTTATTGAGAAGGAAAAAGAGCTTGAGGTTGTGGCAAATTTACATCAACTGCATCAAACGATAACCATTGAGCCGGAACAGAAAAGTGGTAAATCAGAGACAACGGCCATTTTAACCTTGAGCGACTGGCACGCCGAGGAAACGGTTGATCCGAGGAAAGTAAATAATCTCAATGAATTCAATCTAAAAATACTGGATAAGCGAGTTAAAAATACATTTAGAAACGCGATGATATTGATAAATTTATGGAGAAAATTGACCAAAATTGACAATTTGATTATTAATATAAAAGGCGATATAATGACGGGGTTCATACATGAGGAATTTGTTGAATCAAATGCCCTTCATCCGACACAGACAATTTTACTTGTCATGGACTATCTCGCGGGCGGGATCAAGTTTATGGCAAAAGAGGGGGGATTTAAAAGTATCATAATTGCAGGGGATACCGGGAATCACGGACGGACCACTGATAAGATGCGGGTCGGCACAAGGAATGAAAATTCATATGAATGGCTGATGTATCATATTTTATCCAGGATTTTACAATCCGAGCCGGGGATTTCATTTTCCATACCAGAGGGATATTTCAACATGATGGACATTTACGGTAAAAATATCAGGAGCCATCATGGTGATTATGTCAAATATCAGGGCGGTGTCGGGGGAATATCAATTCCGGTAAATAAAGCTATTGCTGAATGGAATACTGGACAGGTTGCATATTTGGATATTTTCGCGCACTGGCATCAGTTTATTCATACCGCATATTGGATTTCTTGCCCTTGCCTGATCGGATATAATATGTTTGCGATAAAAATAAAAGCGAAATATGAACTTCCCGGCCAGGCGTTGATTTTCATTGAAAAAGACAAAGGACTTACAAGTGCCTTGAAGGTTTTTGTTTAGGGGGAAATATGACGCTTGAATCTAAAATATTGGTTATTTGTGGAATGTGGAACTTGACCGATGGGTGGTTTTCGATGTCCCTATATTGGGGATTAAAAGCCGGCGACAGACAACAGACATTTTGGAGAGATCATTATATAAGAGTAATACGTATGATTATAGGTGTTGTTTTAATTATCATAGCGTAAAGGAAAAAATACGTGACAATGGATTGTGAAAGATTCTGGTCAATTAGAAATACGAGAAGATTTCTTCTTGACCTTTTGGAATGGGAAGGTCCGATGCGAAAGGGGGAAATCAGGACACGGGCCTATGCGTGTCTGAGACATTTTCCCGAGGATTATTGGCTGAAAGAATTTGAAAAGGTTTGGGAAAATCACAAGGCGGTAAAATGATAATAATTCCAAACAAAAACGAGGCCGAACACCTTTTGAAATATCAAAAGGATTTCCATATTAGAATATCCACTCAACCAATAAAAACAAATGACCAAACGGTGATCTTGTTCGGGTCATGCGGGCTTTTAAAGAAACTGCCTTTAAATAAATTTTATGTTCCCAAAAAGGCCGCGGTATGGGGGCTTGATTTGAACTGGTCTTTGATGGCTCACTTTGACGTTCAATTTGTGGATTATGTCATTGAGACCGAGCTGCCGGTGCATGATAAGGCGACAGCGGATATTATCAGACAATACTGGCCTTTGGCAAAAATTGTGGACATGGAATCCGAGAGAATTGCACGGTTTTATGGCGATAGATTGACCATAGTGCGCTATCCGATAGACTTCTGCGAAAAGAAAATAACTTTTAAGGGAATAAATTGGCTTGCCAGAAAATTGCAACACAGGAGAATGCAGAAAAAATTTATTGAAATATTGTTCCAGTTAAATGATTATTTTCAAAAGGCCATCGAATGAAATTGATGAATCCTCAAATCAGAACGATTCTTTTGCAATCAATCATCACCGTATTAATGGGGGTTTTATTTTTAATAACGGGTAAGGGATGTTGGGGCTGGATGTTTGCCGGGCAGATTATAATTGAAGTTTATATATTTTTTGGTGTTATTTTTAAAATATTTCTGGCTTTTATGAGGATGTTATCCCATGCGGAACACTGAGGCAAAGATGACCCTTGGTTTTGTTCTATTTGTTGCTGTTATGGTTTGGTTTGAATCTAATTTTTACAAGATCACGGGACGAGAGCCAAATCCTTTGATTTCATTCAGGACAGGGCGGGTATTTATTGGAGCTGACAACATGAATAATCTTGCGTTGACCCCATTTGTTTTGAGGGCGTTAAATCCAGAAGACTTTGACAGATGGTACAAAAAGACGTATGGAATGGAGGCTATTAGTGTCGAGTTTGAAAAATAAGATAGCTAAGAGGATTTCCCCAATACCTTTAATGCTCTATGAATTGAGGAAAGATTTCAGTGGTTTCAGGTCACAACGGACCGCACGGCGACACGGTGAACCGATAGATATGAATGGTGCGGATCATTTGCATATCTATATGACCCTGGCCTGTAATTTAAACTGTTATTTTTGCATAAATAGAATTTTGGCTGACAAATCCCCGAAGTTCAATTCATGTCAACTTTCGGAATGGGTGAATTTTCTAAATCGCCTGCACGGAATTAGAGAGCTTTATTTCAACGGGGGGGAGCATTTCTTGATTGAAGGCTTTTCGGATGTCATAAACAGCTTGGACAATTTTAATATTCTGATATTTACGAATCTTCCAGAAGATGGATTGGGCGAAATTTCCAAACTCAAGAAGCATAATAATAATATCATCCTGAAAATGTCCTATCATCCATTAAATGATGTCCCAATTAATCAGTATATAAAACGGACAAAAATCATACCGAAAGGCATATTGTGGAATCCCCATATAATCAGGGCTGAGGGGGTTTCAACGGGGATGTATTTAGACAGGTTCCGGCGCGAGGGTATTCTTGCAACATCCGATGAATTAGTTTACAATGCCTACATGAAGAATAGACCGGCGCGGAGAGTCTTATGCCGGACAAATGAGCATATAATAGGCCCGGACATGAAAATGTATCGCTGCCTTGTGCATTTACTGAACGGGAAGAACGCGGAGGAGATTAATGATTATTCTTTTATGCACGAATTTATAGAATGCGACTATTTTCCCAAATGCAATACCTGTTCAGCTTACAATGACATTGAGGAAATCAAATGAGCATATGGTACCCATTAAAAGGCAAAGATAAAAAAATACCGAATGAAAATGGTTTTTATCAAGTATTGGATTGTAATACGTGTCGGAGAGGATGGGCAAGATTTATAGATGGACATTTTATAAATGCCCGCAAAAAAAATGGTTTTAAGATAACACATTACACAGAAGATGAAAAATGCGGACTTTTTTAATGATTAGTTGGGACATCATGAAACTTCCCGTTATTCTGTTTATGATTGGTTCTGGAATAGACATTGGGGCATCTATATGGGTTTATTGGAGCCGCGGGATTGAGGAGATTATGCGAAAAATTTGGTTTTCGGTATTAACTTTTGTTTTTTGTTTGATTGTCATGATGATTTATACATGACAAGGCCATACCGAGAACATAAGCCCGATGAATGGATCAGACCAATCCGAAGGGGTTATAAGTTGGCCTGTTGTGATTGCGGACTTGTTCACGTGATTAACTTCAGGGTAAGGAAAAGACACATTGAATTTCAAACGAAACGAGATGAGAGGGCGACTGGACAAATACGGCGACATATAAAAAAGGGGAGGAAAAAATGATAAAACAGACGAGACGTAACTTTTTGGGGAGTTTATTTGGGATTGCTTTTTCTGCATCTATTTTAAAGACAGTCCCCAAAATTAAAAATAATAATTTGATACCACCGGGAGGCGAACCCTGGACTGGATTTTCGGATGGATGGGTAAAACAATACAGTTATCATACTTGCGACCAAGAATATAATTTGACATTTGTAAGGCCTTCTGAAAAGATTATGAGATTGAACGTTGGGGATGTCATTGAAGCGAAAATAGGTAAAGAAAAAATAAAAATGGCAATAATTGAAATAAGCGATCATATATCATACCATGAATATTTCAGTAGAGATATAATTTGCCGTAAAATTAAGAAAATATGGAGGAAAAATGTCTGACCTTAGATACGTGATTTTCAGGCGGGACAAGATTTCAAAGACTGAGACCGCCGAGTATATTTCGGCATCTCCGAATGGGGAAAATGTTTTTGTGCGTGATTTTAACGGAAAGCAGTTTCAGCTCAAAAGGGATCAGATCATAAAGGTTTATGATCCGATGCCCGGCAAAGAGGGGAAAAAGCCTAACGCAATTTAATTTCGGTGATTTTCTATTGACTTATATTATCTTAAAAGTGAAAGGGTATAAAAGACTTGAACGAGATAGACCTTGAACCGATCCTGTCGAAATACTCTATGGCTGAACTTTTGGAGTTTCTGATTGACAGGCAGTACATTGACAAACATTCGGCGCGGAATTGGCAAATCAAGAGGGAGTTCCAAGAGCGGAAAGAAAAAGGGGAAAGGTCGATTGATATTATAACGGACCTGTCGAATAAATACTGTCTTTGTGAGAGAATGGTGCAACATATTGTTTATGAAGGGAAGATTTGAATGATAACAATTTCAGAACAAGATAAAAATTATTTTAATAATCATTTCAAGGGTATCAATAAATTAAGATTTAAGGATTTTGCAGATAGGAATTACAAGGAAAAAAATGAATGTTTATATATAATAAAAGACGAAAACAAAACTATTTTATATATTGGAATTAGCAGATGGAATATATGGAGTAGGTGGTTTGGTAATTATAAATGTCATTTTATGGAAAATGGGGATGGAAGATATAGGGCTATTTCGAATATTGCTGGAGAAATAGTACGACATTTACCAAAATCAATGGATTGGATTATAGAGTTATGGGGAAGGGTGGATTGTGCCGAATATTGTCTGCCAATTATAAAATCTGAATACTCAATTTTCCCAGTTGCAAAATTATCTGCATTGGAATTGGCTGTAATATGGGATGAAGAGGATTTTGAGGGTTTGATGATAAAATATATGAAACCGAAAATAAATATTATTGGAAATTGCCAATGAATATTTATAATTATGAGGGAAAGATTTGAAATACATTGTAATTACATTGATTTTAATTTGTACAAATCTTTTCGCAGATTTTAGGGTATCTCATAGTACATGGGAGAGTAAAAGCGGGATTGTTTTTGAATATGACAAAGAAGAGCATTTTTATGAAGGATGCGGGATATATGCTTTATCAAGGAAAAAGTTCGGTCCGGTAGAATCTTTATTCATAACTGCCGGGTTAAATTTGGCCTGGGAGATTAAAGACGGATTTATGCACTGTGAAAGGTACGGATATTTAGGAGGGGAAGGATTCTGTATAAAGGATTTTCTGGCATCATTTGTCGGGTCATTCATTTCGTTTTTTATTGAGTATCTATTCGATGGCAAAGAGTAAATATCAAGACAATTTCCCCGAGCTGGTCGAGGCCTATGCCAAAGAGGGGATGACAGACGAGCAAATATTTAAAAAACTTGGTCTTAGCAGAAATTGTTTTTATAAATATCTCAAAGAACATGATGACTTACGGGATGCCCTAAAAAGAGGCAAAGTACAGCCAGATGATGAAGTTGAAGGGTCTTTGTTCAAGAGTGCAATGGGCTTTACTGGTCCTAATGGGACTTATTATCCCCCGAATCCAACGTCATTGATATTTTGGCTCAAGAACAGACGAAGAGAGAAATGGCGGGACAAGCAGGACGTAGACATGAACATGAAGGCTGATCCCAATGAAGCGATAAAGACCTTGATTGAGAAACTCGAAAAAGAGGAAACAAAGAAACTGGAAGAAAATGCTTATCTTGACGGACCGAGAAAAAAGGATATTAAGCAAGGCATCTAAAATAGTCCTGGCGAGACGTTCATTCTGGCATTACTGCAAGGTAATTGATCCTGAGTTTTATAGGGATGACCGGCTGCATCTGGTGAAATTATGCACGGTTTTAAACAATTTCTTTTTCGGGCTTCCGCTTGATCCCTCCGGCAAGGTCTATAAAAATTTAATGATTAATATTCCTCCGAGATTTGGAAAGACAAGAACCCTGGTTCATTGGACCGATTGGGCACTGGGGAAGGATAACAGTCACAGGATTTTGACTTGGTCATACAATGATGACACAGCTGGGGATTTCTCTAAATACGCCAGAGATGGCATCACGATGGAAAAGATTGATCCGGATGATATAGTATTTAGCGATGTTTTCCCAAATACGAAAGTTAAGCAGGGGTCGGCATCTGCTTATAAATGGGCGTTAGAGGGTCAGCATTTCAACTATTTAGGGTCAGGCGTTCAGGGGTCTGTAACTTCAAAAGGCGGTACAATTCAGCTTGTGGATGACCCGATAAAAGGGGCCATCGAGGCACTTAACGAAAATCATTGTGAGGATGTCTGGCAAAGATACACTTCAACTTTTCTTTCCCGAATAGAACCCCGGGTACAGGATACGCTCAAGGTCATGTGCATGACCAGGTGGAGCAAGGGCGATCCGTGTGGCCGGTTGCTTCAGATTGAGCCTGAAAAGTGGTATGTTCTCAAAATGGAGGCAATGGACAAAACAACGGGTGAAATGCTGTGCCCTGAGTTTCTTTCTAAAGACAAGTATAATGATATAAAAGGGCCTATGATGCCGGAAATTTTTGCGGCAAACTATCACCAAGAACCCATTGACATCATCGGGAAACTTTATCCGAGTTTGAAAAAATATACCGATTTACCCGAGGACAACAATCACAAGTCTTTGATTGCACCGGTTTATGCCTACATTGACACGGCGGACGAAGGGGATGACTGGCTATGCTGTGTTATTTATGGATTCTACCAGGGCCGGGCGTATGTTTTAGACGTATATTACACGAAGGCCGGCATGGAGATCACCGAGCCAGAGACAGCCAAGAGATTGATGGATTTCAACGTAAATCTCTGCAAGATTGAAAGTAACTCGGGCGGGCGCGGGTTTGCCAGGAACGTTCAGCGGATTCTCTGGGACGAATACAAGCGCAGGGATATAATAATCAAATGGTTTCATCAGTCCCAGAACAAACAAGGCCGGATAATCTCCCAGTCAAATAATGTCATGGAAAACATTTTTTTCCCTGTGGATGCTGCAACAAGATGGCCCGCATTTTGGGAACATATCAACGCTTTTCAAAAAGAGGGCAAAGCGAAGAATGATGATGCCGAGGACGCTTTAACCGGCGTGGCTGAAAACATGGGACCAAAAACAGTTAAATTTTTAAAGTGAGGAAAGAATGTATATCACAGAACAGGACTTAATAAACGCCCGCCTTGCCGTAACTGGGATGCTTCAGGACAGCCAGATCATCGGGGATTTGATAGACGCAGACGAGACCGCAAAAACTGATATGCAGGACGGAATAGACTATTACAAAGGTGACCATGATATTCTGGACAGGGAAATAAAATATTGGGTTGATGGCATAGAATACACGGATGACAACGCCACAAATAACCAGGTTGTTCATCCGTTCCTGACTTATCTTGTTGACCAGAAATCCAATTATATCTGCGGAAATCCGATCACGTTTAAAAGCGAGGATGAAAATGATCCGGTCGTTGAGCTGGCCG